AGGAAATGCGCTATCGATTGATTTTACAGAAAGATTTGGCCAACGCTTCAAGTCATTATATGAATTACTAGGAATTGAGCGTAAATTGCCAATGGCAGCAGGAACTGTGATTAAGACTTATACATCATCCGTTACTTTGGACGGTACAGAAGTAGAACCTGGTGCGGTTATTCCGTTATCAGAAGTAGTACTAGAAGATGGCCCGATTCAAGAATTGACATGGGATAAGAAGCGTAAGGCTGTACCGATGGAAGATATTCAAAAGTATGGTTTCAGTCGTGCGATTACATTAACTGATTCTAAACTAATTAATGAGATTCAGAAGGGTGTACGTACTAGACTGTTGGGTCAGTTAGCTACTGGAACTGGTGAAGCAGAAGGAACAGGATTACAAGCTGCAATGGCTCAAGCTTGGGCAGCGGTAACTGCTAAATTTGATGAGGATGATGTAGAAGTAATTTCATTCATCAACCCATTTGATGCTGCTGATTATTTAGGCCAAGCAAATATCACTACTCAAACTGCATTCGGAATGACGTACATTCAAGACTTTTTGAATAACCGTGTTGTATTCATGCATGGGGATATTCCACAAGGTACGTTTTATTCAACAGCTGCAGATAACTTAGTCATTGCTTATGCAGTTATGAATGGTGGAGAAATTGATAAAGCGTTCGATTTCACGACTGATGAAACGGGTCTAATCGGAGTTACTCATGATGTTAACAAGACACGATTAACTGCCGAAACAATTACTGCTTATGGAATTGTGCTATTTGCAGAACGTATTGATGGCATTGTTGTTGGAACGATTACAAGCGGAGGCGTTGAAGGATAATGGCTACTTTTAAAGCGAGTGTCACAGAAGATGTAAAAGTACGCAGATTACTTTCATTAACGGGCGGAAACGGAACTCCTGAACTCTCAATTACTGAAGAGGGCGGGAGTCCTGATTTTGTATCCACTACAGAACTAAAATCTGATACAGAAGTTAACGTTACTATGAAAAATAATCCCGTTTGGCTTGTAGAAGCAGGGGAAGATTTAACCGCAGGAACGTATGTAGAGGTTGGGGAAGGCGGCGTAATAATCGCATCTGAATCTACTGGTATTGGTTATGTAGCCGAGGCTGTCGAAGAAGGCGATACCGCTCAACTAGTCAGACAAGCTAGTGGCGGAGGTGGCGAGCAAGGACCTAAAGGTGACCCAGGTCCAAAGGGTGAGCCTGGTGCAGATGGAAAAGATGGAGCAACTGGGCCAGCTGGTAAAGATGCAGAACCGCAATTTACAGAAGAACAAGTTACAGCTTTACTTGCATTACTAGAAGAATAATAGAAAAGCGGTGATATTATGTTAGACCGTTTAAAAGTGAGAATACCGGACATCAAACCGGACATTGCCGATGAATTGATTAAAACCGCAAAAGATAGAATCTTATTACGAGTAGAATCAAAAAAAACATTGTTTCCAGTTGAACTGGAGTCTATTTGCGTAGAGGTTGTTACTGCAATGTACAACAAGCATATGATGCGAAATGAAGGCATTGACACTGAACGTGTTGATGTCTTTTCTGTTAAATTTGTAAATGATTTGTTGGATCAGTACGAGGATGAGTTTAATGCTTATAAAAACATGCTCGACGATGAAGAAGATGAAGCGCGTGGAAAGGTGCGTTTCTTATGATATTTAAAGATGTTGATTTTTATGGAAGTGTAAAGGTTGGGGAAGATGATCTCAATAATCCAATTTATGAGGAGGCGATTATTGGTTCATATCCCACCTCTCTCACGCAATGGACTATTGAAGAAATTACCCTACTTGATAGGTCGGTTACTCAAAGCAACAGAAAACTACTTACACATGCGCCTGTTGACGTTTTAAAGCAATCTACTCATGTTTATATCAATGAGTTTAAATACACTGACATTAATGTGAAAAGCGACTTTACTAGATGGAGATTATGTCACGTAAAGGAGTTTAAAGTATGATTAGATACGAATTAATGGGTGCTGATGTGTTGGCCAGCGCTTTAATGGCTAAGAGTAGGACAGACTTTGAAAAAGTGAGAAATAAAAGTTTGCTAGATATGAGAAATAGGGCTGTTGCTTCAAGGGATCCTTCGAGAGGTGGAACTCCAAGAGATTCAGGGGAGTTACGTTTAAGTGCTGGAACTGATACCAACAGAGGTTACATGGGATATACGAAAGACTATGCACCACACGTCAACTTCGGTCATAGAAAACGTGGCGGTGGGTATGTACCAGGGCAAAACTTCCTAGGCGCTAACGTTAATATCCAAAACCCTATTTATAGGCAAGACTTGATTAATGAAATGAGGGCTAGATGATGCTTAAAAGATTATCCATATTGGATATGCATGCTGCAATACAAAGCTTAATCCATCGTTATTCTGATTTACGATGTTTGGATGGGATAGGGACAAACGAACCTAGCCCATTCACTTATTTAGAAATATTCGAGAAACGACCAGATAACACCAAAACGATGTTTATAGACAAGTTCACTATCCACATACACATTATATCAAAAGCAGAAGAAAACGGATCTAGTGTACCGCATTATGCGAATATAGAGCAAATTGAAGAGGTGTTTACAAAGCGGATGCAGTTACCGGAACCTTTCGATTTGTTTAGGCAGTCAAACGAGGGGCTAGTAACAAGCTTTACAGAAGAAACTGGAGAACGTCACGCTATACTAGCGTTTAGTTTTTGGGTTTCATATGGATTTAAAGTAAAAATATAGGAGGAATAAAAAATGGAAGAATTTGAAGATAATTTATATTGTGATTTTGATGCGGAAGCGGTGCAAGCTGTAGCTGGTAAGGATATCTTACTAGCTTTATTTGATTCTACAGGAACTAACTTATTAGCAGTAGCTGGACAGCAAGGATTAACGATCAATCGTTCAAAAGATACGTTTGAAGTTAATGCTAAAACATCTGGTGGAGGGTGGAAGTCGTATCTAGGAGGTTTAAAAGAATGGTCTATTGATAACGACGGTCTTTATGTAGGCAATCACGCATCACACAAAGCCCTTACAAAGGCATTTAATGATGATGATTTTGTATGTATTAAAGTTATTAACCAGAAAACAAAAGAGTCGTTATTCGGAGGAATTGCGATTGTTTCAGATTATCCAATTGAGGCACCTTATGACGATGCAGTGACTTATTCAGTGGAATTAATGGGGAATGGGACACTTGTGGACTTGTCAGATGAAGACGCTAATCAAATGCCGGGAGATGAAAGCGAAGGCGGAGTAGAAGGTTAATAAATACAAAAAAAGGATTGATATAATATGGAAAACAGAGAAGGATTATTTGAATTAGACGGAAGTTTTTACACACTTAAATTTAATATGAACAAGACTAAAACAGTTGAGAGGGGTTTAGGCATCTCGTTTATGGTTGAAATGCAACGGGGCGCTTTATCCTTCTTGCTTTTAGAAGCATTGTTTGCAGTAGGTTTGTATGACACTGTGGACGAAAAAGCAGTAAAGGGAAAAAAGGCAACTGAAATTTACGAACAACTGTTGAAAGACGTAGGTTTAAGTGACGTTATGACAGTGACATATGCGAAGCTTGAAGAGGACCTAGGTTTTTTGTTCCAAGGGAACTAATTGAATATGAATATCTAGTACCAGGTGAAACAAAAGAGCCAATAACTAGCAAACAACAAGCGTTGGCATTAAGGGCAGAGTCTTATCGTAATGAAAAAGACTTTGCTTTTTTTCATGTCAATTTTGGAACGGAAAGAGAAGAGTATCTAAAGTTTACAGAAATAGAAAAAGCATTCATTCGAAAAGAGTATGAGATGAAAGTTGTCTCTGAAAACACTCATCGGAGGAATGCTTTTTTAAATGCTTACACCAATGCGAACCGTAAGAAGAACAGTAAATTTAATGAGTTATTTAAGAAAGCCCAAGAAAAGGCTGACAAAGAATATAACCAAAATGCCATTGCCACTATTACGGAAATGGAAGAAAGAGACGGCAAGTCTTGGGTGGATAAGATATACCGTGAAAACGGCATGAGAAGAAAGGCGAAACGAGAAACGGGGTGATATTTTGGCGGATTATACTCTAACAGCAAGGTTGACCGCAAACGCAGATCAATTCGTGGCAGGGTTTAAAAGGGCAGAGGGAACAGTTGCTAATCTACAAGGAAAGGTTGCCACATCCGGTAAGAGATTTCAAGAATTAGGAAGCAAAATTAGTGGTGTTGGTGATAGTTTAACAAGAAAAATCACACTTCCAGCAGTCGCTGCCGCAGGAGCATTAATGGGAGTAACGCTGGTAAAGGGATTTAATCGGCTTGTAGGTATTGATACTGCTAGGGCAAAATTAACAGCGCTTGGCCATGATGGGGAAAGCGTAGAAAACATTATGACGTCTGCTCTTGATTCTGTGAAAGGTACTTCGTTTGGTTTAGACGAGGCGGCAACAATAGCAGCTAGTGCTGTTGCTGCAGGAATAGATCCCGGCAAAGACCTTACCAAGTACTTAACACTTACTGGAGATGCTGCAGCAGTGGCAGGTACAGATCTAAATGAAATGGGGTCTATTTTCAACAAAGTTCAAACAGCTCAAAGAGCGTACACAGGAGATTTGAACCAATTAGCAGATAGAGGACTGCCAATTTACGAATGGATTGGCGAAGCTGCAGGGAAATCAGCTGACGAAGTTAGAGACATGGCTTCGAGAGGCGAAGTATCTTCGGAAATGTTTTTAAATGCAATAGAGAAAAATATAGGCGGAGCGGCTGCAATTATAGGAGAGGAATCTTTTATGGCTGGTGTAGCTAACGTAGGTGCAGCTATTGGAAGGTTAGGAGCTAACTTTTTAGATGCTGGAGGAGAAGCAGGTGGCTTTTTCTCGACTATTAAGCCGTTACTTGGTGAAACAATAGGATTTATTGACGGTCTAGCTGATAAAGCCCAAGATTTAGGGGTTAAATTCGGTAATGCTTTTATAGGAGCGATAGAGAAGTTGGGTCAACTAAAGACTTGGTTCACTAATCTGTCCCCACCGATTCAAAGTTTGATTATAAAGGGCGCTGCAATTGGTGCTGCCTTTTTGGTGGGAATAGGCCCGGTCTTAAAAATAGTCGGTAGTTTAATTTCGGCTTTCGGAACATTTAAGATAGTAATTGCCGCTTTAATGGGTCCTGTCGGAATAGCCATTGCAATATTTGCCGGACTAGTGGCAGCAGGAGTCGCTTTATATAAAAATTGGGATACAGTCAAAGCGGTAGCGCAAAATGTTTTCTCTAGTTTTAGCCCTTTACTAAATACAGTAAAAGGGGCATTTTCGGATTTGATTGGATCAGTTGGACCCATTTGGGATAGTCTTAAGAATCTATTTCAATCCACTGTTCCGATATTGCAAGCATTAGGAGCTATATTTGTAACCGTCTTTGGGGTGGTGCTGTCGGTACTAGCGGCAGTAATATCGGCAATAGGTCCAATAATAAACGCATTTATTAATTTAGCAGATATGTTAATAAACGTAGTTCTTGCAGCAGTTAGTCTATTGTTTGGCGAATGGGATATGGCTATTGAATACTGGAACATGGCTACAGAATCGGCTATAGAAGTATTTAAGAGTTTGTGGGAAGGTGTTGTGAACTTCTTCTCTACATTTGTAGAAACAATTATTGATTTCTTTATGGGACTTTACATGACATTAGTTGGTAACTCAATTATCCCAGATATGGTTGAGGCTATAGTTGAATGGTTCCATAATATGTTTGATTGGTTAATTGATATCGTTATGAATATAGTTGATGGAATTGTTGAAGCGTTTACTGCAATCTACGAAACAATTACAAGTTATTTTGAAATGGTAGGCGAAATAATAGGTGCTGTGTGGGAATATATAACAGAAACATTCTCTAATGCGCTAGATTTCATACTAGCCTTAGTGACTGGTGATTTTGAAGGAATGAAAGATGCGATACAAAACCAAATGCAAAACGCACAAGATTTACTTAAAAACATTTGGAATGCGATAGATTCTTTTCTGTCTAGTACGCTAGGCGGTATTTGGGATACTGTCAAAAGTGTTTTTGCAAGTATATTCAGTACAATTAGCAGTATTCTAGGAAATGTTAAAAGTACTGTATCAAGCATATGGAACAGCATAAAATCGTTCTTCACTACAGTGGTTACCGCAATTGTAAATCTAGTGAAACAACGATTTGACAACTTAAAAAACAATGTAACTACTGTTTTCAATGCCGTAAAAAGCTTCATTTCTAATGTATGGAATGGGATAAAGACAGTGATAACAACTGTTGTTAATGCAGTGCGATCGGTCGTTACGTCCGTTTTCAATTCAGTACGTTCTACGATTTCAAGCGTTATGAGTTCTGTGAGATCAACGATTTCAAGCGTATGGAATGGTATCCGATCGACAATATCATCTGTAGTAAATGGTATTAGGAGTACGATATCGAGCATATTCAATTCCTTACGAGGAATCGTAACTGGAGCAATGAATGGGGTGCGCAACGCAGTATCTAACGGAATCACAGGTGCGCTAAATGTCATTACAAACATGGGATCTAGTTTTAAAAACGCAGGTAGCAAAATTGTAACCATGATTGCTGATGGAATTAAAGGTGCTGCTAGTAAGGTGACAGGTGCCGCTAAAGATTTAATGGGTAAGGTAAGAGATTACTTACCATTTTCTCCTGCAAAAATTGGACCTTTAACCGATATCCACAGGTTGAACTTCGATGGACCTATTGGAGATTCAATTGATGATGCAGTACCAACTATACAGCGTAAGATGGGGATATTACTTGGCTTTCCAGAGCAAGCAAATCCTAATGAAGCAAGCTTGAACTATGCTCAAGGAACAGGTTTACGACATTCGATGTCGTACAGCGGCGCATCAGATGCAAATGGTACTGATAGTCATCTTGCCGAAGCTATAAGTGATCTACGCAGAGGTTTAACGGATTTGCGCATTGAAATGGATGGTAAAGATGTCGGTCGAATCGTAGAACCCCATGTCACACAGAAGCAAAACCGATTGATGGCTAGGCATAGAAAAACACCGAGGGGGATTTAATATTGATTGTAAACGGATTAAAAATACCTCACGTTGAAGTTGATTATGAATTTGCTCGTAACCCTTTAAGATACTCCTACTCTGCAACAGAGCGGATAAAGGGTGGAATTAGAATAAGAAGTAAGCGGCCGGAATCTGATGTAATACCGATTCCGGTCATTTATTTTCGTAGGGATACTAACAAATTATGGGATGATATTATTGAGGAACTTACAGGCATTTTATACTCAGAAAAAGATTCATTGGTTTCGTTTTCCCACGGTGATTCGTCGAAGTATTACCTGGGTCAAATAATGGCAATCACAATTGAAGAAGAACACGAGAAGGGCGCCAAAGGATATATTGAATTAGTTTGCGAGGATCAGCGTATGTTTGGAAAAACAAAATCAATCAACCTAACCACATCAAATCAAACGTTTCTAATCACAGGACAAACTTCAACACCATGGACAAGCCGAACGGTATTTACACAATCTGCTAGTCAATTTACAATCGTTGGTCCATATGACGGTAACATCACATTAAATTATGATTTCATTGCTGGTGATGTATTGGAGATCGATTATAAAAAACGTGATGTTTATTTGAACGGCAATGATCTTGCTGTCGCTGTTGATTTACGGACGAATTGGTTTGAGCTACCTGTAGGAAACATAACGTTACAGGCTAGTCACGGAACGGAAATTACTTATACTGAAAGATATTATTAAGGAGGATGTGATATGGCTAAAAACAACTTCAAAGGACGTTTAAACAGAGAACAAACCCCCAACCTGGACAACCAGAACCGGGGTTCAATCCGCAGTTTTATGATAAAGATGGATATGCTACGGATGTGGACGAAAACAACCCGTATCCAGTTGCAAATTATGCTTTACACGGAAATATATGGTTGCCTGTGAGTGAGGACAATCCAATGCCTACTCAACTATATGGGAGTAATGTTGAGGAAGTAATTGTTGCTGATGCCGTGGCTTCCGCTGATGTAGAAAGAACAGTAGAATTAAAATTTAAGCATCCTACCCAGGGTGCTTTTTTAATGCGCTGAAAGGAGGATAATATGACGGAATTATATATATTTAATCAAGATGATGAATTACTTACAATCTTATCAGAAGATAATGGACTGCTTGAAGCGCCCATCAATGATTTGTTAAATAATGTATCAGATACTCCGTTTATATTTACAGTGGATGCACTAGTAAAATATGAGCAATCGTATGATGCTGAACACAATTTAATGCAAAGTGCAGGGTCATTTATAGGAACAATGGGAAGTGGCGTATCTGAAAGAAAAAACGTATCTCCGGCTCAATTTGTATTAGAGCGAAATAGAGTTGTGTTTAAAGATCGTCATGGTGACTTTAGGGAATTTGTTATTGATGAGCTTGACGATATAGATGACATAGACGGCCCAGAAACAACAGCTACATGCATACCAGCGTGGCAGTTTGAATTACAGAAGAACCTCATTGAAGATAGACGTTTTACTGACAGGACTGCTCAATTTGCTTTAGATGTAGCGTTGGAGGGTACTCGTTTTGTTGGTGAGGTATTAGTTGATTTAGCCTTAGCATCCACTAACTTTTATCGTCTACGTTCCACAGATGCCATTTGGAAGATCATGGATGTGTGGGGCGGAGAGTTTAAAGATGTCGTTTTATTAAATAACATCGGTCGAATTAGTCAACGGAAAATACAATTATTGCAACGACGTGGCGCTGATAATGGTGCACGCTTCGAAATTGACCACAACATGGACAGTATTGAACGTACTTTAATCAGTGATCCTGTCACAGCCATGTATGGCTGGGGTGCATCTTTGGAGATTGAGGATGAAGATGGGGAACTCACAGGCGGTCATACTCGTTATATCGACTTTAAAGATGTTGAGTGGAAAGTATCAAATGGTGATCCAGTAGACAAACCTTTGGGCCAAGCCTGGGTAGGAGATCCGGACGCATTACAAAAATACGGATTACCGGATAATGGAGAGTTATTACATCTATATGATGAGTTTTCCAACCAAGACTATGAAGATCCCGAAGAATTACTAATGGCTACCTGGGAACATCTACAAAAAATAAAAGACCCAGAAGTAAATTATCGAATGTCTGTTGACTTGCTTGATAAACCAGTTGCGTTAGGCGATACAGCGCAAGGAATAGATAGACAGTTTGCTAGACCAATTGAAATACAAGCTAGAATCATCGGAATCGAGTATGACGTGTTAATACCAGAAGACCCAGCAATTGTTGAAATGGGGCAATTCCTATCTCTTAATGATGATATTATCGATCGAGAACTTGACGACATAAGAGATAAACTGAATCGTCCATCAAGACCAATTGACGAAAACAGCTTTCCCGATATTAAACCGGACACACCAGTAAACGTTGAAGCAGTCGGATTATTCGAAACGATAAAAGTATCGTGGGATTACGACTATCATGTTTACGTTTCTCATTATGAGGTTTACGGCTCGCAAGTTTCCGACTTTGTACCGGATTCGCAACATCTATTATGGCGCGGAGATGTATCCTCTTTCGCTCATGAAGTTAATCCGGACGAAACTTGGTATTACTTTGTTAGAGCTTTGAACACTCGAGGTACAGAAAGTGATTGGAGTGTTCGAGTTAGCGCTTCTTCTAGACGTATTATAACAGATGACATCCTATTCGGTGGTATCACATCGGACTTGCTTGCTGATTTGGCGGTAACAGAAGATAAGATTGACGCACTCGCAGTTAAAACACAACATATCGATCATTTGGCAGTTGATAAATTCCATTTAAAGCATGGGATTATTGATACGGTTCACATCGAAGATTTAGCCGTGACAAGTGCAAAAATGGGCTTACTTGCAGTAGATACGGCCCACATTTCGGATGCGGCGATTACAGATGCTAAAATAGCGTCGCTTAACGTTGATAAATTAACGGGGAGTCTTGCGACTTTTATCCAGACCGGTTTTAACAATGTAACGTCTTCTGTTCAAAGTGATGGATCGGGATTAACGACCGATAGCAATAATGCAAGGACCTCGTTATTAACGGGGAGCGGCCACGACTTTTACCGCAATAGCTTACGGATAGGGAGGATTGGTACGAGTAGTTGGGTGGAGCTAAGTGAATACAGAGGGTTATCATTCCACCTAACGAGAGACGCTGATTACATGGTTTGGTCATTGCAGAGTGAGTATGACGCAAATATATACAACCCTAAACTTTCGTGGCATGGGGCAAGAGCCATTGCTGTGGGGGAACGTAGGGGCTTCACTTTTAACGATGACGTCACAATTGTTAGCGGGTATAAATTAACTGTAGACGAAATTGGGCTGCCAGGAACTTCTCGATATATAGATTTAGTTAGACACACATGGAATGGGGGGTCTGGAATAGGAATAAGAAGTGAATCTGATGGTTCGAAACTGCATTTGTCAAGTGGTGTAGCCGCACTTATTAGTAGCGGAAACGCTCATATTGAAGTTGGTCAAGACTTTGCGGGGAATTATGTGGCCTCAACGGACATATCCAACAGAACGACTAGTTCGACAAATCAG